TTAGCTAGTAAAAAGATAGTGACTGAGTCTGTAAACGTGCCCTTACCTACCTATGTAACTATAAATTATTCTATAAATATAAGATCTGAGTATCAACAACAGATGAATGATATGATAACGCCGTTTATTTCAAGAACAGGACAACTAAATCACTTTCTTTTTGAGTATAATGACCATAGATACGAAGCTTTTATCGACCAATCGTTTGCACAAACTAACAATTCATCAAACTTAGGTGAAGAAGAGCGTTCTTTCATGACAAAGATAACAATAAAAGTTTTAGGTTACATCATGGGAGATGGAATAAATGATCCAAAACCAGAAGTAACTACAGAAGAGAACTTTGTTGAAGTAAAATTATCCAGAGAAAGAACAATATTGGACGACAGAGTGCCGTGGAAGAAGAAAAACAATAAATATAGACCCATATAGTTTTTAAGCTTATTACATACTATTTATTACGAATAAGTGTTTAAAAAAGGAGTACTTTAATGCCTAGAAAATTTGATTTTATATCCCCAGGTATCGAGATAACTGAAGTAGATCAGTCAATATTGCCTGCTGAGGTAGATGATGACGGACCAATTATTATTGGACGTACAGCAAGAGGACCAGCCATGAAGCCGGTCAAAGTTAGATCTTTAGAAGATTACGTTTCAGTCTTTGGTCTTCCAATTCCTGGTGGTAACTCAAAAACTGGAGACGTTTGGAGAGACGGTGCAGGAACAACTGCTCCATCGTACGCATCTTATGCTGCTCAAACTTGGTTAGCGTCTCAAACATCACCGGTGACAATGGTTAGATTATTAGGAGAAGACTCAACTAGTGCAACACTAGACTCGCACAAAGCTGGTTGGATGTTGAAAAATACATACGTAAATTCATTAGATACCAACAACTCAACAGCATATGGTTTGTTTGTAACAGACTATGCAAATGTTGGTGAATTGACATACCAAACAATAACGTTAACCAATGTCGGAGATGACACTAAGCAAGTCACAATCGAAGATTCATTCTCAACTTCGGTAGAATTTAGATTTAACGCCGGAACAGGAGTTACAGAAACCAACAGTCTCAGAGAAATAGTAATCGGTGGTTCAGCTGCTGCAACAGCTGCTGTTTTGGCTACAAAAATAGAAGAGGCAATAACTTTAGGATTATTAAAAGGAATAGTTGTTTCCTATGATGCAGGCGAGACTATTATAAATGTTGCTACAACACATAAGTCTACTGCTGCTACCGTATCAGAAAACTCAAACCATGTAAATCTAGGTGCGACTGGGGCTAACAATCTTGCTGTTGCCACCCAAGCAGCTTCTGAGGGTGCTCTTGCGGCAATCTTTTATTGCAACGAAGGTTCTCTTGGTCTAGTAGGAACTGGTCCTGGAGCTACGGGCTTTACAAACAAATCTTGCGCTTTAGTAAAAAGCGCAATAAACAAAGGCTTTACTTTAAGAATTACAAATGCAAGTTCAGCTAAAGTTGATGAAATTCCATTTAACTTTGATAGAAATAGCGAAAAATACATTAGAAGAGTTTTTAACACAAACCCAACTCTTACGAACTCAACAACAAACTCAACAACAAAAACTTATTGGTTAGGTGAAACGTTTTACAATCACCTTAACACTTATGTAACAGGTAATGTTGCAGCTCAACAATACGGTGTCTTGGTTCCTTTGCATGAAAACGGACAAACGTCCGATGCTTCAAACAAAAAATACAATTGGGGATATCGTAAAGAAGGAGCTGCCGCCGCTCAGTCTGGCTGGGTTATTGCAGATGATGCAGGAGCAGCTTCAGATTACCAACCAATATCTGGACATACAAAAATGTTTAAGTTCCATTGTTTACATGAAGGTGAAACAGTACAAAAAGAAATTTTAATTGCTGTAGAAGACTTAAAGCTTCCTGTAAACCCTAGTGTTTATGCTTATTCTACATTCACAATAAGAGTAACAGATATAAATGGAAACACTTTAGAGAAATTCACCAATTTAAATATGGATGCTGATTCTAATAATTATATTGCCAAAAGAATTGGAGATATGAACCAAGTATGGAACGAATCAGATAGAAGATATAGAAAAGAATATAGCTTAGGATTTTTAAATCAATCTGACTACATTCGCGTAGAGATGGCACCTGAAATGCCTGATAGAGAAAGTGCTTTACCATTTGGTTTCTTAGGACCTGGTCGTCCTAAAGGATGGGGAGCAGTTGCAGATGACAAAACTCCAAAATCTTTAGGTTTAGATGCAGATTTTACAGGAGCTTTTGTTAAAGACGGAGACCCTAATGATGCATCTTCGACAGAATTTTTAGAACTTGATGGTGTTGAAGCTGTTAAGTTTGTTTGGCCCGCAATTCCTTTGAGAATCAACGGAACAGATGGTTATACTTCAAATCCTTATAAAGCTTATTTTGGAATTAGACCAAAATTCTCAACAAATTCAAAAGCATATGACCCAGACTATTGTGATTACCTAAGAAGACCTCCTCAACATTATCAAGATAAATTGTTTAATCCATCAGGAGATTGGGAACATTCATTCATTTTTAGTCTTGATGATATTGTTATTGATGAAGATGCCAACACAGTAACTTATACTTCTGGTTCTAGACAGCTAGAAAGTTCTTTTACAGCACAAGCTGGTAAATCACCTACTGACTTATTAAAGAAAGGTGTTTCTAGATTTATGATGCCTCTTTTTGGTGGTAATGATGGTTTTGATATTCAAGAGCGAGAACCATTTAGATTTGCACTTGTTGAATCAGCTAAAACCGCAACCGACTCAACAAACCCAATCACTTACACTTTAAATAAAGCCATCGATTCAGTCGCAGATTCTGAGCAAGTTCCAGCTAATTTGTTAGTAATGCCGGGTATCAAGTCAACAACGTTTACAGATAAACTAATTGCAACAGCAGAGTCTAGACAAGACTGCTTAGCTATCATTGACCTTGAAGACGACTATCTTCCTAAATGTGAAGCTGCTGCTGGTGCTTTAGACTCAGCTAGACGAGGTTCTGTTGATTCAGCTAAAACAAGTATTAAAGCAAGAAACTTTGATTCAAGTTATGCATGCGCTTTTTATCCTTGGATTCAAGTAAGGGATACTTTAAATGCTGGTAAAGTATTGTGGGTTCCTTCATCAATTGCGGCTCTTGGAGCTATGGCAAGAACAGAAGCGACATCTGATTTGTGGTTTGCACCTGCTGGATTTAATCGAGGTGGATTAGGATCACTTGGTGGACGCTCTGGACCTGTTGCTCTTCAAGCAACTCAAAGGCTTGACGTTTCAGAAAGAGATGATTTATATGCACTTAATGTTAACCCAATCGCTTCTTTCCCTAACGAAGGACTAGTAATTTTTGGACAAAAAACCTTGCAATCAGCAGACTCCGCTTTGGACAGAATTAACGTTCGTCGTCTTATGATTTTCCTTAAGAGAAAAATTGGTGATGTTGCAAAAGCAACTTTGTTCGAGAACAACGTTGAAGCAACATGGGCAGACTTCAGAGGTAGAGCAGAACCAATTCTTTCACAAGTTAAGAACAGATTTGGTTTAACAGAATATCGTCTTATTTTAGACGAAACAACAACAACACCAGATCTACAAGATCGCAATATATTATATGCAAAAATATTCTTGAAGCCCGCAAGAGCAATAGAATTTATAGCAATCGATTTTGTTATCACTAAGAGTGGTGCAGATTTTGTATAGACATCTAATTAATTTAAACAGGAGTAACAGATAATGTCATTTTGGACCGAAGTGGGTGGAAAAGACCCAAAAAGAAATTTCAGATTTAGAGTAACCATTGGGGGCTTTAAAGGAAAAACTGTTTGGTGGGCTAAAAAAGTTCAAAAGCCAAATTATTCAATTGCTGAAGTAAAGCACGTATATCTAGGACATACATATTATTATCCTGGAAAACTGGAATGGCAAGAAGTTACAATGACTCTTGTCGACCCAGCAGAAGAAGAAGGAGTCGATGCTCTTAGAGACTTAAATAAAATTGTCGAAGGCTCAGGGTATGAATTGCCAACTCCTGCTGGTAGTACAAAAACAATGTCAAAAGACAAAGCTTCTGGTGTAGGTGGTCTAGGTTCTGTCACAATTGAACAATTAGATGCTGATGGCAAACCTATTGAAACTTGGACTTTGAATAACCCTTTTCTTAAAAAAGTTTCCTTTTCTGATCTGGACTATGAAAATGATGACCTTACAACAATTGATATTGCTTTAAGATACGACTGGGCTGAATGTGTAATAGCAGGAAGTGAAGACGCATTCTTTAACTCAGCAGCTTCTCAAAAATAATAGGATAATATATGTCTTGGTGGACTGAAAGTACTACAACACCTAAGAGGAAATCTTTATTTTACGTGAAGATCTCCTCTAAGTTCTTTTTGCCCTTTGTTAAGACATGCTCAAAGCCTTCGGCTAATGTTGAGACAAAAGAGTTTAAGCTTATAAACCATTATATCAAGTATCCGGGCCTTGTTAAGTGGAATCCAATAACCATAACCATGGTTGATATGAATGGTTCATCACAAACTGGTGGTGGTACTGATACAGCAATGATTCTTTGGAGAATGTTAAAACATTCGGGTTACAATTTTCCCGATATGGCAAAGGGCCTTCTGGATTATAAAGGAA